CTACCTGTGCAAAGTAAAGACGCAATGCATTAGATAGTTGGTCTACGTACTGTTGGTTGTACTCAACTGGAGCAATAGGTAAGTTCGGCGCTTTGGAAGCACGAAGTGGTATGTTTTTTTCACCTGACATTATCTACGCCCATCTGGTCTAATATCAATACGTGGCATACCTAACTGCCATGCTACACCAAGCCCTGTTGACTCAATACGGAATGCTAACTGACGACCGCGAAGTCTTGTATATACTTGCCCTGTAAACTCTTGTATGTTGTAAACTTGCGGAATTCCATAATTATCAGCGCTGGTTACCGTTGGGCTATTTGATGCGCTATATGGAGCACCTGAGTTTTGGCGAGGTTTAACAGTCATAGTCACTGATGGGTTATCTATCCTAGAGCCGTTAAAGTTTATATCGGGAAGGATACGCCAAACAAAACCAAAATTATGCCCGTCACCAATATCAAAATCAGAAGATTGAATATAAGCATTGATAGGAAGCGTAGTAGAAGTAGCATTATCATCGACCGAAGATTCATGATACAAAACCCTATTGTTGTAGTCAGCTGCTATAGGGTACTGACGAATGCCTGAATCAAGCCAAGCACTACGAGCCATAGAGCCATAGTACCAAACACGGTCTACATAGTTATAGATGACATACTTATCAATAGCTGTACCCATACTTGAGTTACTTACGTAAAACCACCAGACCTCATTGTACCCCTCATTTCCCCCAGAAAATACTTGGAATGCTTGGTCTTTATTAATATCGTTAAATATATATTGTTGTAGTGAACATGGTAGGGTTTCAACTCGACCTGAATAAACATAGAATTTATCATTGCCCATCCAGTAAGTAACGTTATTAATAGTAATCATTGCATTAGGGGACATGACAGAAATATTTTCCATCAGAATGTTAAATCCCCATACATAAGGCGCTCCTAAATACTGCATAGAATATATTGCTGAGTCAGTCCATACTAAGATTTCTTGGCGCGTTGCGCGAGCCCCCATGATGAATGAGCCATTAGTTAAAGCAAACTCGCCTGCTTGGTTAGTAATGTCTGGCACCCATTGGTTTGGGTTTAACTGGTCTGACCATCGAACAAGCATAGGGTTAAATGGAGTATTTGGTGTACCTGCTAGGTATGGATTTGACCCCATTGCAATAACAAATTTCTGAATTGCAGATGACACAACTTGGTTTGTAGTGTTAGGTACGTATGGACTGCCTGCTAGTGTAGATAGCTTTACTGCTCTAGTGCTTACCCCGCTATTAGCTTGCCAGTAGTATATTTCACCGCCGCGTGGGGCAATTACTAAATCTTGACCAAAGTTATCATTAGACCAAATACGTAGTTGTTGCCCAACGCCTGTACCAGAGAATGAAGACCCCCAAGTACCACGTGACCAAGGGCCAGCGCCCCAACCTGTACCTATTGTATAGACGTTTAATCCTACTGGTACCTCATAGTTAGCAATAATGGCTGCGCCGCCAGTACCCACATCACTTGCATTAGCTAGTACAGGTAGTCCTGTTGTAGGACTTTTAGCTTCGATTCTATACACAGTAGGTGATACAACTGACGATATAATATACTCTTGATTTAAAACTGCAGCGGTAATGTTACCGCCTAATGTAGCTGCACCACTAAATACAACGTAATCCCCTACTGCAGGGCTATATGAGCCGTCTGTTATGGTAATAGTACTTGACCCGTTAGTTGCAGAAAAAGCGCCACTTAAGGTATTGATTGCAATATATGGGGTAATATTGTTATACGTGCCACCAAACTCAATATAGTACTTAACGTTAGTACCTACACCAAGATAATTATTTCCGTTTAAAGCCTGCCAGTTCCACAATGAGCGAGCAACGCCTAAGTATTGATTACTAGATAATTGTGACCAACCGCCAATCTTTTCAGGAAAGCCAGAACGAAAGCGAACCTTGTCTCCGTCATACCAACCACCCTCGTTAGCATAATCAGTACCTTCACGGTTAAGTCCTGGTCTAAATGATAGTTTCTGTAATGGCATGGCTACTTTCTATTTTTGTTTTTTCACATAGAACAGACTGCGCTCACCGAATAAGTAGAATCCAATGACAGAAGCAAAGTTAGAAACTTGCTCGTTAACTTCCCCGTCACCAATAATTGCAAGGTAAGCCCATGTCGACAGCACGATTATACCAATCAAAGGGCGCATTAGGCGAATGATTGCTTCAACCCAAGGATAACTAGCATTACCACCGCCAGCTTCGTTCATAGTCTTGAAGAACTCTAAGTCAATCTCTTTCATCTTTGCATACTGCTCGATGGTTGCAGGTTTGAATTGGTCAGGCGCAATAAAACGATTGATAAGTGATTTACCTAAGTCTACTGCTACTGGGCCTAAAGCCGCTAAAATTGTAATCGGGTCCATTAGAAACTCTTTCCTTCTTGAAAGTCATGTAAGGTTAATCCGCCAGTATATTTGCAGTGAGCTAGTTCTTTAAATTTTGTCCAGCGTCCAGCCCATTCAAGTCCTACGCTTTCTGCAATCTCGCCACATTTTGTAAATAGCGCGGTGTCATTCCACATTGCTTTGCCGTTAACTAAAGGCACGAAATCAAACGCAACCCTCCAATTATGATAGCTTTTGCCTGCCGATGCGTTAGTTACCTTTTTTCCAGGCAAAGTGCGGCCTTGTGCGTATAACGCATTTTGTGACTCTGCATCTCTGTAAGTTGACGTAATTAACACATCAATATTGTGTTTGGCGCAAGAATATATAAAACGCTCGCACATTGTTTTGACTCTAGGGTGCAAGTCTTCTAGTTTACGTGAGTTAATCATAAGTTCCTATCTGTCTACAACTGCGTCTATTGATAAGTTAATTCTTGTTGTGTTCGATAAATTTGCTGTAATGCGGTGCCATATTTCTGAAGCCTCAAACATCATTAGTCCTTTGTCAGGTATATCAGCATCTATATAAGCATCATTTGATACTTTACTTACTTGAAAGGTGCCGCCTCGTTTAGCATTTTGTACAATCAAGTTAATGCGTAGTATTTTCTTAGTCTTCATTCGTTCCGCATCTAACGGGTCAGTATGGTTCATTACTTCAGTACCACGTGGGGCAACGCTTATAACCCAGTTAAAATGCGTATTAGGGTTTTCTTCAGGTACCCCAGCAGCTTTCTGCATACGTCTTACAATATCTTGTAAACGGGTGTTAGTCTTTAATTCCTCTACTATTGAGAAGAAGAAAATAGGTTCTGTGTTACGTCCGTTGACTGAATTATGATGCTGTTCGTGGTCTGCATAGGAACGTAAGTTACCGTTTGATTTAGTAATATACTGTGATACTAAATCTTTTAAAAAAGTCTGCTCGTCGTCAGAGATAAAGTCAGGAACTACTTTGTACATATTTACCCCATCGTTTATGCATGGTGTCTGTTATATTATTTAACTCTAGAAACTCGTACCCATCTTTTGTATAGAGCTTTCTAAACCCCAGCTGCCTAGCACCTTTTCTAGAAGTGTGGTTATCAATCGCTACTTTTGCTAGCAGCCTGCTTTTAACTTTTGTAGCCGCAACTAATGCTGAGTACCCTAGCAAACCTAAAGCAAACGATGGTGGTACTGTTATCTCAATTGAAAAGTTTTCAGTAGCCATAAAGTTATTAAGGTTGTATAAATTAATCCCACCTATACATTTATCGGCTTCCCAAAATCCCCATACATGGTCAGCGGTAAGACACCCCGCCTTACCCATTGTTGTTAATACTAATTCTTTTTCTTCAGGGGCCTCAGCTTTTTTTAGTACATACATTACAAAGGCGGAACTGGGTATACTGGGTTATTAATATCTAATGTATTTGGTAAATCACGTAACGCTTGTCTATATGTATGCCAATTAGTCAACCAAACATCATCGTGCAATGCAATTACATCAGGCAACTGCGTCCAATCACTAGCAGCTAAACGAACGTCACGTTCTTGTAAAATCCAAGCTAGTTTTTGCTCTGCTGTTAGACTAGGGTCTTGTCCTAATAATTGAATATTACTTGCATTGATAGAAGGGTTAGTAGCAGCCCATGTAGCGTCACCATTTGCTTGTACATCAACAATATTAACCACTAAGTTGTGTTTTGCTATAAATTCGTTAATAATTAAAGATGTTAAATTCGCTGCTTCTTCCAGTGTTTCACACTTAGTATTTATCCCTGTAAACGGATTATGTACATTATATTGCATTTTATATTCCTCTATTTAAGATACCGCGCCATATACTCTAGTTGTATTACCTGATACCCAAGTTACGGTGTTCCCATTAAGTTGAACTGCTCGACCACCTGCTGCTCCACCTGCACCATTTCCACTAGTACCACCCGTTGCGCCCCAGCCACCCCCACCACCTGCTGCTCCAGACGTACCAGCTATATTAACACCATTACCTCCAACTGCATTAGCGCTACCACCAGCACCGCCATTACCTCTAGTTGGACCACCACTAGCCATGCCACCGCTACCACCAGTTCCAGCTAGTACACGTCCGCCACCACCACCACCGCTGCCTCCTGTTGAAAGCCCTTTAGCATTTTGACCTTGTCCACCACCACCACCACCTGCACCGCCGCCACCTGACACTCCAGAAAAAGTTGATGCGGCTCCGTTACCCCCAGAAGCACCAACGCCACCACCAGTACCACCAGCACTGCTAGAAAAACCCAAGCCTCCATTACCGCCACCAGCACCGCCACCGCCGCCGCCTTCATATCCAGTGCCGTTACCGCCGCCACCACCACCGCCCGCAATATAAGCGGATGCATTTGTATTATTAATTGTTGCACTGCGACTTAAACTTAGTGCAGGGCCCCCAGCTGTAGGTTGAGTTGAGGGATATGCATATCCATTACCGCCTTGACCTAAAATAAATCCATTATTAACAATAGTTAATGCGTCTCCTGCAGCGCCTCCAGTAAGAGTTAGCCCAGCATTACTTGTTGAAGTAGAATAAACATAAATCCCAGCGTTAACTGTAATAGTAATATCAGATATACCTGCAATATATCCAGAAATTGAGGATAGCGCTAAAGATGCATTTGGAGTGTTACCTGAGTATACAAAACTAATAGCTACTCGGTTAGACGTACCATAAAATTTATTGATTGAAATAGTACCACTTGTAGGCACTGCTCCATTTGTTCCTGTAGTTCCAGGGGGTACTCGCCCCCCACCAGCGTAGTATTCGTTTAAGCCAATAGGATTAGTGCCGCCAAACTCAGTTTGAATTTGTTGAAGTGTTAATGGGCCAGAGGTTGGAAGTGCCATAGTTATACAGTTCCAAAAGCGGTTACATTACCTAATACAGTAAGATTACCTGATGAATCAAGCTTACCTACGTTTGTACCGTTATAGTTAAAAAATAATGTTGTTCCACTAGGGGTTACATTCCACCCACCTGCATTTGTAATCTGAGTTGCACTTGTAGCAGTTGCGGAGTTGCCTGTACAAGACCCCGAAGAACCTGAAGTATTCCCTGTTACATTCCCTGTTACATTCCCTGTTAAATTAGCTGTAATTGTACCCGCAGCAAAGTTCCCTGAGCCATTTCGTAGTACCAATGTATTTGCTGTATTTGTTGTTGCTGAAGGTAACGTAGCTAGATAGAACTCAGGAGATGAGTAGTATACCCATAATGTGGCTCCGTTAGGTATTTGAACCCCAGTACTAGCTGAGGTTTTTATGTTAATTGCAAAACCGCCAGTAGTGTTATTTACAATAATGTATAGTTTATTTACTGCTGGAGCGATGATATTTCTAACTGCTGAGTTTGTCCCAGTCACTACAAGCACTGCATTACGCGCTTGGTCAGAGATACCATTTAAACTAGTTAGCGTAACGTCCGAATTAGACATTACAATAGATTGAACCCCAGTAATGGCCTGCTCAAGCAACGTGCCTAAATTGGTATTTGTAGTCGTACCCCAAGTACCCGACTGGTCGCCGTTACCTATAAGTTCTAATTTTAATGATGGTGAGAACGTTGATGCCATGTTATAGTCCTTTAAATAATTCTAATTGAAACCCTGTTACTTCAACAACTACGTCTTGTTTTTCTGTAGGTTCAGTTGGCTCCGCAGGTTGTATGATTTCAGTTTCGGTTTTGTTTTCATTGCTCATTATGTTATTACCTCTACCCATGTTGTCGCCTGGTTATTATTAATAGTACCCCATGTTGTTGTTTGAGCGTTGTTAATAGTAACCCATGTTGTTGTTTGGTCGTTATTAACTAGGCCCCATACTGACACAGTTCCTATATATCCAGTAGCTTGAACCCCGATAGCATTAACATTTGCCCCTGCAAATATACTAGCTGTACCTAATTGTCCTGTACCTACTAAACCTGTAACAGATATTATATTTACTGATTGACTAGTTACATTACCAACTACACCTGTACCCTCAACTCCTATTGGGGCTACTACTGCCTTAGCAATTATTGATACATCACCAACTACCCCTGTACCTTCAACGCCTGTTGTATTTACTACCGCTTTACCCGCTATCGTTACTGTACCTAACTGCCCTGTACCCTGTAATCCTGTAACTAGGATATTATTGTTTGTAATTAACGATACACTGTTTAATTGCCCTGTACCTTCAACTCCGTCTACAGTCTGTTCAAGTAAATTTAACCCCCAAGAACCGCGTGACCAGGGGCCAGAGCCCCAACCTATGTAGTCAACAGTAGACGCCATAATTTATCTACCACTAAGCAATACGAATAATAGCGTTTGTTGCATTAGCTGTTGGGAATATAATCGTAAAGTCGCCCGCTGTTGATGTCTTATCTGACCCAAAGTCTAGTACTGCGACTGCTGTGTTATCTGTGCTGTTATAAATCAAAGCTCCACGAACAGTTATAGTAGCTGTTGACCATGTTGTATCTGCAAAGTCAATGAACGCTGTTGTGCCTGTTGATGTAGGGATTTGAGATACTGTTAGTGTATTACCACCCGCAGTGTACCCTGTACCTACTACTTCACCTGATGTTGTATATGCAGTC